AAATATTGGAGCTATTAAATTTGAATTATTAGGTAATAATAATTCTAAAGCAAATTTTCCACAAGGACCCGTCGCCTACCCACTTGATAATAATGTTAGAAAGGTTCCTTTAATTAATGAAATAGTTTTTATAATATCTGGTCCCTCTAGAAATATAGCTTTAGAGGAAAATAGTGATGCTATAGACTTTTATTATATGAATGCTATTTCAATTTGGGGAAGGAGTCATCTAAATATGCTTCCTCCAAATTCATCTGTTAGTAAAAATACTAATACTGTACCTAAAGAGGATGTAGAAAAAGGAATTAATAATAATGAAAATAATCAAATAGATGAACCTAAACCAGGAAATATTTTTGTAGAAAAATCAGATATAAGAAATTTATTTCCAAATGAGGGGGATGTTATAATAGAGGGAAGGTTTGGAAATTCACTTAGATTTGGTTCAACTGCAAAACAACCCTCTGGAAGTAAAGATGTAGAAAGCCCTTGGAGTTCAGTAGGAGTAAATGGTCAACCTATCACTATTTTAAGAAATGGTCAATCCCAATTAGATTTAGATTTTAATAATTGGTTTCCTATTTATGAAGATATTCAAAATGATGATTCATCAATTTATTTAACATCGGGACAAACTATTCCTATATTATATGGTTCATTTAGACGTGCATCTTTTCAACTTGATGGTACACCTGAAGCAAACACCACAAAACTTCTTCAAGAGGTGGACATAGTAGACCCTGATGCATCACCTAAAGAACTAGATGATATAAATAATCCTATTGATTCTATTAATCAGGAACCTGATTTAAGTACCGAAGAAAAATTTAAGGAATCTTTTAAATCTAAATTTAATGAAGAACTAGATAAAATAAGTGAATTAAATAAATCCGGTGAAGATGCAAAAACTAGATCTAATATTGTTAATGAAGAAAATATCCAAAGAGATAGCTATAGGGTAGGAGATCAAGATAGATAATGGTAAAAATTTAAAAATATGGGAAAAACATCAAAAGCAAAAAAACTAATGAAAGGGCTAGAAAATCAGGGAATACCTGAATTTGAAGCGGCTGGATTTGATAGTAGTGAAATCCCAAGTTATAATACGGATAAAAACCCAACTCGTAGAGAAACTTTAGCTTCTAATAAGGCACCTAAAGGTCTTAGTTATAAACCTGAATTTCCTTATAGAGGAAAACAAATTATAATTGATTCTGATAGAGTAATATTAAATGGTAAAAAAGATTCTGCTTTTATAATTGCGGATAAAGCAGTAGGTATATCTACTAATGGTACTTTTAATGTAGATAGTGGTGGAAAAACAATAATAAATTCCCCACAAATAGATTTAGGGTTAGAAGCTTCTCATCCTAGTGTAAAAGGTGATATTCTTGTAGCAATATTACAACAATTTTTAATAGTAATAACTACACAAGTAGCCCCTCAATTACAAGCAGCTACAGATTCAAATAATGTGGATATAGCAACTGTAAACAGGGCAGGTGATGCTTTATTAGCTTCCGCAGTAGCTTTAAATGAAATATTAATAGATACGTTGTCTGAAAAAGTTAAAATACAATAATTATGGCATTCGGTGGAGCAATTAATCTTAGTGCAGATTTAGGTAAAACAAAATCTCGTGAACCAAAAAAGATATTAGAAAATGCTTATAATACTTTAAGCAAATTTAATAAAGGTCTACAGAATGTATCTAATGTTATTGTATTTGGAAAACCAGCTGCAGAGGATCTTGCAAATGGTTTAGAAATAGTACCCGTAGATTTTGCTAAAAGTGCAGAAAGAAAAAAACTAACAGCTGCAATTAGAAATATTGGTTCAAACCCTTCATTATTTAATACAACTAGAACCCTTCAGGTAATTAATACATATGATGTTTGTAACCCACTTCAATTTATTGTATCACAAGTTTTCCCCGCTGATAGTCCTGTAGCAAATGTCCTTGCAGATGCACAAGAATTTATAGATAAAATAGTAGGTACTTTTAGGGATACTACATTAATAGAGGGTGATTTTGAAATAGAAGCCTTTACGGTTCTTGATTTTTTAACACAAGAAATAGAATCTATCCCATTCAAAACGGGCAATATTGTACTAGCTACTACTGGTGATATTTCTTTAAAAACTAACCAAGAAGGAATACCTGAAACAGGTAGAGATAAAAATAAACTTGCTAATGGTACTTATGTTACTATAAGACAAACTGATGATGCTGGTGTGGATGCTACAATGAGAGGACCAATAATTAATTCTAGCCCCTATGAAGACCCAAATACTGGAGTTATATTAGGTACACAATATGCTATATCCGTAGAAACTATAAATCCTCAAAAGCCCCCATTTGCAAAAGATGATCAAGGAAATCCTCTTATAGATGAAACTGGAGAACCTATTCTTGCTACATTTCAAAACTTTATAATATCAGGCCAATCAAAACTTTCATCAGATGTTAATGAAATAGGTGATAGTTTAGTTAGTATAGCAAATGACTTAAGAAATCTTGATTTTATAAGATTAAATCAAATTGTACAAAGACTTCCATCTTCTATAAAAGGTATGAATAAATTTAAAAAGGCTATAAAAAAAATAGCGGAGGAAGTTGAATCTATTAATAAAAGAACTAGTGGGCCTACTGATACTCTTCAAACAACGGGGTTATTACTTGCTTCTGATTTCACAAAAGGACCGGCAGGGTTTACAACAGAAGAAGCAATTGCAAAATCTAGAACTTTAAGGGAAGCTTATAGAGATATTCTTCCTTTTACTAATATAAAATTTGCCATACAAGAAAAATTTAAAAAAGAAATTGAAGATGTAAATAGAGTTTTAAGAGATTTTATACCATATGAAGACTTAGCAAATGTTTTTAGATGGCTTACTAGTACTACTAGAACAATCACTACAGCAATTGACTTTATTTTAGCTCTTCTACTTAGTGTTAATAATATTGTAAAAATAATAGTAATAGTTCTCAAAGTACTAGATGTAGTACTACAGGTTCTTGAATTCTTTATAGGAACTATTCCAATTCCTCCATTCTTCCCTATGAAGGGGGTTGAAGCACCAACTAATACTAAAAAATCATTAAGAGATGCTATTGGTAGAGCTATTGATTTACTAACTAAAATAGCTAAAGAATTTGATGTAACAATTGGATTACTAACATTCATTAGATTCTATTTAGAATCATTGATAAAAGAAACTGTTAAATTAGCTGCTACATTAGATAGTTGTCGTAAAATTAATAGAGCCCAAGATGATTTACAATCACAAATAAACAATGCAAATAAAGATGCTTATCTAGCTTATGTAAAATTAATTGAAGGAGTACCAGGTTTAAATAAATTTGAATTTGGGCAATTTGGGACAGCAATATCTAATAGAACAGGAGCTCAAACATTTGTAAGATTAGAAGATGGTAATATATTAATATTTCCCGATTCTGTATTTGGTTATGATGAAGATGGAAATATTTTATTTTATGGAGAATTATCTTCATTAGCTACAGGAATTTCATTTGAAACTACTTTAGGACAGGACTTTAGAAGTAGACTTCAATATTATACTTTTAATAAATTTGATGCTGCAAAACATGGTGCATTAATCCAATCAGCAGATAATTTATACTTAGATGATCAAGGTATAGCCGATCCTGAAGATGCATTTGGTAATTTCCAAGAAATATTTTTAGGATATACTTTAAAAATTCAAGAGGATAAACCCATAGATAAAAATAAAAATAATCTTCTTAGAAGAAGAGGGATAGCCCTAGATTCGGAAAACAATATAGTGGCAGCTACTGAATTAACCTTTTCTGACGATTTACCAGGTATAGTTAATGAATTAAAATATAAAGTAAGAGTTAGAGTAGATCAGGGTATTATAGGAATTAATACACTTGATAAAGAACCAAACCAAATAAGTGATTCTGAAGCTATTAATTTAGCAGAAGATATAGGTACAAATCCACTATTACTTAACAACCTAAAAGCGGGAGCAAACAATAGATCTCTTGGTAATATATCTTCGGGTCAGGCAGGTAATGAAATAGAAGGTAAATCTATTGATCCAAATGATCCTGTAGAAACAAGAATAGGAGGAGGTTCTTTTGTTAAAGATCCTTATATGGGAGATGGAGATTCATTTGGTGCTAGTAGCATTCAGGATGGAGAATCTGATAGAAGATATATAGATACTACTACTATATTAAGTGAAATAATAGAAGAACAACAAGATGGTGACCCTAAAGTACAATCTATAAGAAATGTATTTTCAGTACTTAACTCAGTAGATCCAAAAACAATAAGTAATCTTCTTAAATCCCCTGGTTCACAAAACTTGACTGATTCAGAATTATTTAATACATTAAAGGAACAAGTACTAAGTTCTGTTGACCCTAATCCTGTAAAAGTTGATGAAGTTAAGAAAAAAACAGAATTATGGTATGAAGGTTTAAGAGAATCTACAAGAATAGATTGGGAACAATTAACATTAAATTATAGACCTCCTAGAAGACCTGCTCCACCACCATATGAAACATATTTTACAGAAATAGAACAGCAGGCATTGCCGGCATGGGTTAGAAAATTACTAAGATCTGGTTATACTGAAACTGAAATTCAAACAGGTATTAGTGATCCTGATATAAGAGATAAATATACAATAAAAATTGGCCCAGAACCTTCAAAAGTTAAGGTAACATTACGTCCAGCATTTAGAAGAAAAAGATAATATATAAATATTTATAATCATGAAATTAGAAGCTTTTAGAAAAATAATTAGAGAGGAAGTAAGAGGTGTAATTAAAGAAGAATTATCTTTAATTATGCAAACTCCTATCACTGAAACTAAAATAGTTCAGAAGCCGGTTGTAGCACAAAAATCAAAAAATCACTCGCTATCTGAATTAATTGAAGAAACACCTAAAGAAGAAATACCTAAACACGAAACCACGGCATTTTCAAAACCCTTATTTGAAGGAGTTGGTGCCTTAGCGGATGTTTTAAACCAAACACATGTTGAAGGTGGTTGGAGAAATCTTAATGGTGGAATGTCATCACAAGATGCTGTAGGATTCCAAGGTGGTATGCCCGGAACACCTACTAAAGTAGTAGATTCTGTTGATGCAATGATATCAAACCAAAAAACATCTGATATAAATCAAGTTTCAATTGATGCTGTACCAGATTTTTCAGGTTTAATGGGCACTTTAAAAAATCAAGGTAAAATATAATGCCCTATATAGTTAGAAATATAGATGTTTTAGAGCTAAAACCTAGTACAGGTATTGGTGTTTCAGTACCATTTGATGGTCCAACTGGGATAAACACTACATTTACAACTAAAGATACAATAAAGTCAAATTTAATAAACTTTATTTTAACAGGTAAAAGAGAAAGAATATTTAATCCAAGTTTTGGTTCTGGAGTAAGGGAATTATTATTTCAACCAATAACTGATGATATAATTGATCAAGTAGATAATCTAATTAGAGGTGGAGTAGAATCCTATTTCCCTACAGTTGACATACAAGATTTAGAAGTAACACTTCAACCCGAAAATCATAGCTTTAATATATATATAAGTTATACTATTATTAATACTAATATTGAGGATGAAGTTCAAATAACCTTTAACAATGGCTGAGAGTAAACAAATACAATACTTAAATAAGGACTTTGACGGGTTCAAACAAAAATTACTTGAATTTGCTCAAGTATATTATCCTGACACATATAATGACTTTTCGGATACATCAGCTGGTTTGATGTTAATTGAAATGGCAGCCTATGTAGGTGATGTTTTATCATTTTATGGAGACAATCAAGTTCAAGAAAATTTTATAGAATTTGCTAAACAAAGGGATAATTTATTATCATTAGCTTATACACATGGGTATTTCCCCCAAGTAACTACAGCTGCAACAACAGGTATTGACATATTTCAACTACTACCATCTACAACAGAATTTGGACAAGTAAGACCAGATTATAATTATGCTATGATTTTAGCTAATGGGGCCCAAATCCAATCATCTAATGATGGAAGTGTCTTCTTTTACATAGAAGATCAAGTTAATTTTACATCATCAGGAAGTTTTGACCCCACTACAGTATCAGTATATTCTGTAGATAGTTCAAATAATCCTAACTTTTATTTACTTAAAAAAACAGCTAATGCCTCTGCAGGAACTTTAAAATCAGCAGAATTTACGTTTACTACACCTGAAAAGTTTGCAACTATAGAAATACAGGATACAAATATAATAGAAATAGTTAAAGTTACAGACAGTGATGGTAATACTTACCATGAAGTTCCTTATTTAGCACAGGAAACAGTTTTTGATGCTGTAACTAATATAGCATCAAATGACCCTACTTTAGCACAGTATAATGATACTACACCTTTCTTACTTAAAGTAAAGAAAGTGCCTCGTAGATTTATTAAAAGATTTCAATCTGATAATAAATTACAAATACAATTTGGACCTGGTGTTTCATCTGACCCGGATGAAATAATAACACCTAATTCTGATAATATAGGTTTAGGATTACCATATGGAACGGATAAACTAACAACAGCATGGGATCCAGCTAATTTTACTTATACTAAAACTTATGGAATAGCACCTTCAAATACTACATTAACAGTAGAATATTTGGTAGGAGGTGGTGCCTCATCTAATGTTTCAGTACAATCTTTAACAATATTAGATTCTGGTTCTGTATCTTTCTTTGGATCAGGATTAGATAATACGTTAAAAACTACAGTTAGTGGTTCATTAGCATTCTCTAATCCAGAGGCTGCTACAGGAGGAGGAGATGGAGATACAAATGAAGATATAAGAAGGAAATCTGTAGCTCAATATCCAACACAGTTAAGAACTGTAACTAAAGATGATTATGCTATTAGAAGTTTATCCTTACCTTCAAAATTTGGGAAAGTATCTAAGGTATTTGTAACACAGGAAAATCAAGAAACATCACAAAATTCAGAAGAATTATATGATACAAATACTTTATCACTATATATTTTATCACAAAATAATGTAAATGATTTAACAGTTGCTGATCCTGCTTTAAAAGAAAATTTAAGAATATTTTTAGCAGAATATAGGATGTTAACAGATGCTATTAGAATAAAAGATGCATTTATTATTAATATAGGAATTAATTTTGATGTTATTTTATTACCTAATGTTAATAGTCAAACTGTATTAAATGCTTGTATAAATGCATTAAAAGATTATTTTGATATAGATAAATGGCAAATCAACCAACCAATT